AGGAGTGCCGCTCCTCGTGTGGTTGTAGACCAAAGCTCGTCCATATCTTTGACGGCTTGTTCAGTCGCGCCCATGCGACGCGAAACCCGTGCGGGTGTGCCTGTAAAGTCATCATATGATCTAAATAGTTCGTACTTGGTAGAGAACGCCAACGTGCCCGGTGCGGCATGTGGAACAGCTTCACCAATGGTCGGGTTGAACAACCTTCCCCTTGTCATGCGTCCGATGACAGTCGGAGCGAACCCTGCTCCGATAGTTGTAGCGAGCACAATAGCCATGGGGGCGAAGTCTTGGACCCTTACCTCAGCAGGACCAGCTACTGTATCGATCTGCTTAACGACACGTCCCTTGAGCATTTCGAGGTACTTATCAGCGGCTTCCTCTGAGTCGAATTTACCAAAGTTGGCACCTGTACGATTGTACTGTTTGATTGCTAGCTCAGGCGGGAGCGTGAATGGTGCGTTAGGCTGGTTGGGGCGACCAAACACGGATGCATTGGGTACAAGAACGACTGAACCGTCCTCTTGTACGAACTTGGTAGCATTGAGTTCAGTAGCCAATGCACCAACATCGAGGTTGCCCGGTGCGACGTGACCGGGTACGGCTGGTTCGAAGACGGGCACTGTTCCAGATGCCTTTTCCTCTTTGGGCTTCTTGGCTGGTGCGGCATTGGCGTCAGAGAAGTACCAGTTGAATACATTCAGCGGAGAGTCAGGTCGAGCCAATACGTTGACACCGTACGTAGCCATCGAAGCCACGCCAGTGGCACCTTTCCACGGTGTGACGCTTTCACCACCAAGCTCAGCAAGCTTTTCAATAGCATTGCGAGGTGTCGGTTCGACACTGAGGCCTGATAATATCTGTGAGCCTGACTGAGATGATTTTAACAGATCACCAAAGAACGAGTGAGCACGTTCTGCAAGTATCGGTTCTTTGCTTGGGCCTGCGACCTTTCGATATCCGGCCGCAGCAAGACCTGTGAGTGCGTGCGGGATACCGTAGACCAAGGCACCTCCCATGCCGAGGCCACCCTTCACGAATTGCTGCGATGGGCGGATGATTGTCTCAAGACTGTTGATGAGTTTCTGGTTGTCCGTTGCTGGTTCAGGTGACAACGGCATTGGCTCAGTCATGATATCGAAGTCTTTAGGCAACTCCTTGGGAGGTGACTGGTATGAATACTGTGCAGGAGAGAAATTCTGTTCAGGTGGCGTCGGTTCGCGGAGAGACTGTGGGCCTCGTGATGCGGGTTCGAAGATGTCCTCACCCCATTGAGGAGCGAGTTCATCTTTGATGTCACGGAACTGTTGTCCTTCGCCCCATTGCGGAGCGACGAGTGACTGCAACTGTTCGACTGGATCGCCTTGTTTCTGTGTGGGATCGAGCTGTTCAGGGAGTTCGAACGACTGCGAGGGTATCGCATGCGTCATAGGGAACGGAGATTGATACGGTTCAAACTTCGCTGGTCCTGTATTCGGTACGACCCAAGGCTTTGTTTGACTCAAACGGTCGAGTTCAGCCGCAGGGGACTCCTTGGTCTTGGTAACGATAGCAGCTTCGGTCTGAGGCGTTGCTGTCGTCGGTGGAAGCGCAGTACCTAACCGTGACGATCTCGATTTGGCTGCTGTGATTGCCTCTGGAAGCGTGTTGAACGGTCCCTCGACAGGAGGGTTCTTACCCTTAGTCCAAAGGCCCGCGGCCTCCTTCGATGCGAGACGTTTACCGTTGATAATGGTAGGTATGTTGTAGAACTTGCCACTGTCATCTGTAACGGTGATGGTCTTCTCAGTCGAGACAGAGCCATCAGCGTTCTTGAGGATTGGCTTGCCTGTCGTGGGATGTACAGGAGCAGGAACTTCGGTTGGTTGCGCAACTGCGGTCGCAGGTTGCGCAGGTGCTCCGTACGGTACGAACCCACCTGATGCCTGTTGCTCAAGGGTCATCGGCGCAATTGCATCAGTGGTCATTCCAACCGGTTTGACCTTTGTAGTCTGTCCCTGAACCGGTGCTCCACCGCTCGTGCCCAACATGCGCCTTACTTGTATATTACCAAGCGGCTCCCACGTTCGGCTGACTTTGTTCCCTTGGTTGCCGCTGAGCATCTCGATCTCAAGGCCGCCTTGACCGGCACGGACCTTGCCAGTAGCCATGCCAACGTGGCCACCAGTTTCGTTCGGTCCTTTGCCTTGTGGACGTACAACAACATCGCCCTTTTGCAGCCTTCCAGTCGCTTGCTCACCCCAATTGAGGAAGCTCGTAGCTACCTGTGAGCCTGAACCTTCACCACCCGCGATCTTCAGTGTGGCATTGACGAACGCTGCGCACCACGCGACCTTGGCAGGGTCCATCCCTGCGCCGCCTGAGGCCAGATACTGCTGAATGTCACGTTGGTTGACACGTTCGTGCATGCCTTCCATGCCAATGGCACGGTCGACAGCAGTATTGAGCTTGGTGTTGATGGTCTGAGGTTCGTCAGGCACTCCTCCACTGAGCGGGGCTGGCTTGGTTGACAACGACTCGGGCTTGAGCAACGCGGCAGGCAACGGTCCTTGATCACGGCGTTGCAACCGTGGCTGCATCTCCTCGATTGGTGTCGGATTGAACAGTGCCGAGCGTACTTTGGCCTGCGACTGCTGAGGACCGACATCGGGTTGTTCAACTGTTTGACTCAAACTCTCTTGTGTCGGCACAGGCACCATCGACGCAGGGTATCGATCATCAAGTCCGCCGCCTCCGAATAGGTCAGGAGGACCTTGTGGCACAGGTCCCTGAGGCAACTGTGCCGCACCTTCATCAGGTGCGGCCTGTTCGTTTTCGAGATAACCAGTTTCGGGAGGTGCGCCGGGAGCACTCATCAGATGTCCTCTTCGTAACCCTCAAGCTTGCGTTGTAAGTCAGGAGGGAAGTCCTGTACACGTATTCCGACGTTCCGCATTTCAACCATCAGGTCTTCAACGGCTTCTTTGTCGTTCGCATCTAATGCCTGTCGTATCTCGGTTTCGAGTTCTTTGTAGACCGCCTTCGGTACGTTACGATCCATCTTACTTCTCGTCGGTGCGTGTGGTCCGTCCTGATTGAGTCTCCTCCCAATCTTCGTCAGTCATCGCATATTCATCAGGTGAACTAGACGGGTCGCCACCTTCTGAAAGGACTAATTCGCGCATGTAGTCAGGGAAGGTCTGGAAGAAGTCAGCTAACACACCATCGGTCGGGTTCTCTTTGACATACGCAAGATCCTTTGCAGTAGGAGTGCCTTCGCCTTCCCAACCAGCTTCGTCGTCACCCATCTGTCCGCCCATCTGCGCACGGACATTAGCCAGTTCGCCCTCGGTCTCATCGCGAACAGGATCGTCAGATGCCATGTCTCCCGGTGTTGTCATATCAAGCGATCCGGGTCGGCTGTTGTATTGATACGCATCCTCGTCCATCTGTCCACGAGGCTCTTGTGCCGACGGAGGATATGCTGGTAATGCTTGTTCATTTTCAAACATAACCGAGTTCATGCCATCGTCCATACTAGGCGCAGTCATGGATCGTTGCATTTGCGACTGCGGACTGATTGGTGCGATTGAGGCTTGCTGTGCCCCGGGTTGCATTGCAGGCATGTTTCCTGCACCGCCTTGTTGCATCAACATCCGTAGGATGTCCTGCATCGGATTGCCCGGCATATCAGTATTCCCTTTCTAATCGTGCGTTTGGATCTTCTTCAGGTTCTTCATCGGGATAGCTTTGAGGATCGATCTGGGTCGATCTGAACTGCTGTGTGTGCTCCCATTCGCCTTGAGTCAACGCGCGGTCATCTGGTGTCACGCCCGGGTTGCGACCCTCATGTATCATTAACTCTCGTGTGTATTTGGGGAACCTAGTAAAGAAATCCATAAGCGTCTCGTCGTCCATGTTGTCGTTGACGAAAGCCAAATCCCGCTGTGAAGGTGTCTGTATCCCCTCCCATGGCTCTGGTGTGTCATCACGCGGCGCGCCACCTTGCATACGTGCAATATCCTGCCTCGTTGGGACCACTGGTGGATCGTTGCGACGGTCCTCAATGTTTGGAGACTGCGGAGCGGGATCGAATTTCGTAAGAGGTTGTGCTAACTGCGTTAACAAGCCCGGTTGTATCTGCTGTACCATCGGTCCTAATTGAGCCAACATCTGCGGGTTCTGTGCAACCATCCTCATGATCAACTGCAACGGGTTCATATCCGCCCTCCAGCCATCTGCATCAGTATCTGTTGAATGGCCTCAGGTGGCAGGCCCATTGCTAGCAACATATCCACCACAGCCTCTTGGTCTCCTCCTCGTTCGTCGCCTGTGTGACTCAAACGGGACGGACCAAAGTCACGTCCCTCCATCGGCCCGGGCATTGTACTGGACGGTCCTGCGCGCCCAACCGCCATTAACGGGACCTGAGGCCCACCGGGCTTCACCGGGCCTGTGTCAACCGGTGTTGTGCCACCGTCCGATGCAGGCCCGGGAATAGCCTCGAAGTTGCCCCCATGTCGGTCGTACGAATACGGTTGAACAGCGGAACTGAGCGTCCCGTCTTTGACAGGCGATTGCGAACCACGGGCCAATTGCGCCACGATTTCCGCAATTGCTGGGTTCTGAACGCCTTGCATTACCAATCTCCACTGCTGGCTACCCAGCGGTCGCCTTCGAACGTGTTATCATACGTGGGCTGTTGTAATACACTATACTCAGGTTGGTCTGAATATTGTGCCTGCTGTTTCTGTCCCTTACCACCGCCGCCAAGTCCACTCAGTGACTTCGCAATCGAACTGAAGTCAGGCGATTTACCAGACGAGTCAGCCAACGCCTTAAACGCGCCACCCACATTTGACGCTTCGTGTTGAAATGCAGCTCCGATACCTTGGGCCTGCTGCTGTTGTAAGGTCGCCAATGCACCCGGTGTATCGGAGAACCGCAGTGGCATGTCCCCGCCCATGTCCATGAGCTTCTGAAGTTCTTGCATAACGGGCAGAGTGGACTGCATATGCTGTTGTGTCCTAGTTGCGAACTCCTGTGCCGCTTGTTGTTTGGCCTGAAGCATGTTTCCTGCCAGTGATGTCCCAGACGACTCACTGATGTTCTTGATAATTCCCGGGACATCACTTCCTCTTCCCTCACGCATCGCAGCGGTGATCATCTGTGCCTTTGTCTGATTAGCCTTCTCATTCTGTACACCAGCGAGGAGGTTAGTCAGTTCATCACGCATCGACAGTTCGGACTTCGGACCACCAAATCTCCATTGCGCCAGAACACGTTGGTAGTCCTTGCCAGCCTCCAGACCACGTTCGCGTTGCTGGACTTTAATGGCTCGATTGCGTGCAGCGTCCTCTGTCAGCGACCGCAACTGCTCCTGCTCACCAGCCTTCATGATCCTGTTTTGAATGGGAGTGAGTGCGATCTTCCATTCATTCAGGATGTCGTCGTATGACTGTTTGTTACCATACGCGTCACCGCGTGCGGCCTGAGCGAAACGGTTCTGCTTGTCGGCGTTCTTCTTCTGGAACTGCAAATTCATGTAGTTGATGATATTTGCAGTCTGTTGAGCTTGCGCTTGCAGGCCTGCTCCGACGAGGCCAGTAATCGCGCCTAATGCCTCTGCCATGAGACTACTCCTGTTTGACTCAAACTAGAACAGTGGAGTCGCTGCCGTCTGTTCCTCTTCTTTGTCTGGATCGACAGTATCCGTCGTTCCACCAGCCATCACGTTTGGATCGAATGGTGTGTTACGACCACCCATTGCAGCGCCAGCAACGTTGCCTAGTCCTGACGTGCTGAACAGATCACCAGAGATGCGTGATCTGATGCCCGTGCCGAGGTTGGCCAAGAACTCACCCGCGATGCGGTCAGCTTCAGAACCAAAGTCCTGTGCATTAAACGCCTGATCGACTTTGAGGTTCGCAGCGCCCTGACGACCGCGATTGGCAACGTCTTTGAGTGACTGCTGCCCAGTGCCGATTAAACCTGTACCGATTTCGTTCAGACGCGACTTCACACCAGCACCTTGCTTGTTAAGGTCTTCCATCGCAGCATTGTAACCTGACTGCGTAATCACGCCACGATCGAGCATGCGGCGAATTGTTTCGTCGGCACTCGATCGTTGCTCAGCTTCGACTGCTGCGAGGTACGGATCATCGACCGTGAACGGCAAACGCTTCGTCTCGAAGTCAGGCGAGAATAAGGTGTCGAGTTCCCGTCCTGCTTTGGTGCGACTAGCGTTTTCGAGTTCACCGTAGACCGAAGAGCCTACATCTTTGAAGTAACTGCCTGGGTTTGGATCATCTGGTGCGATACCAGACAAGATCGAGTTGATCTTCGACTCAATGTCACCACCGTGTCGAGAGACATCGACGCCTTGTGAACGAAGGTAGTCCTCGGCTGAGGATCGTCCGCCAGATTGGGCACTGCTGCGGAGTCCCAACAGTTCCTGTTTACGCGCTTCGGCCTTTTTGTCTTCAGCCTCTTGTCGACGCTGGGCTTCAGCCATCCTCATTGACTCAACCTGAGCCGAGTTGTCGGGAGGCATAGAAGGTGCTGACATGATCGTGCTCCTTTGTTTGAGTCAAACTAGAATAGGACTTCCTGTCCGGTCTTGTCTTCGTCGTCATTCGGATCAACGTTTTGGCCGCCACCACCAATAGCGCCGCCTCCAACAGTACTACCACCAGTGCCTTGACTTGCGCCTTGCGATCCACCAAAGCTCGATGTGTTAAAGAACTTCTTGCCGCCAAGCGCACCCTCAATGCCTGTTCCAAGCGTACCGATGAAGTCTGTGGCCAATTGATTGAGACCTTTGTAGTCGGCTTCCACGTCATATGGTTGGTCGATCTTCAATGTATCATACGAAGCAAGCTTTTTCGCCTGTTCGGCGTCAATGTTGCTCTCACCTGTGTTGATCAGACCAGTTCCAATCTCACTAAGCTGTGGAAGAGCCAGACCTTTCTGTCTATCCAGTTCCTTATACGCAGCCGTTGCTCCGTCATCGGTCAACAAGCCACGAGATAGCATGTTCTTGACGTAATTGTCTGCCTCTGTACGCTGCCCACCAAGGATTGACTCAATAAATGCGTCATCCGCCGTCATAGGAACCCAGTCTTTGGGCATCTTTGCACTAAGTGCCGTCTTGGCAGTGTTCCGATACGGAATTTCCATGTCTGTGAGTAGCTTGTCTCCTAGACCTGCGAACAGCGGATCGAAGTTATCATTCTGTGTCGTCGGAACGTTGCTAAGGATCGAAGCAATCCTACCCTCGATGTTGGTGCCATATTTGGCAGGGTCTAGACCGTACTTCGTAAATGCTTCATTGATACCTGTGCGGCCTTTACCCACCGCTTCATCTAACAACGCCTTACGGATAGCACTGTTGTCGACCTTCTTTACATCGAAGTTCGCACCACCATCAGCACGGAGTTCATCGTAATCGGGATTAAACCGACGCACTGAACCGTCGGCTTGGACAGTGTCTCCGGGTCGCATATAAATGACGTCGCCGGGACCGCCACGGGTATATTCAGGTGTGTAGTCGGATGCCATGTCCGTGCCCCTTAAAACAGAAGCTCTTGTCCAGTCTTGTCTTCTTCTGGTACGTAACCGGGTGCAGTTGCCGCTTGTTGTCCACCACCACCAGACTTATTTACAACAGGTGCGGCGGTATCACCACCCTGCGACGCTCCTGCAAGCGCACCAAGGCTTGATGTGTCGAAGTACTTCTTCGTTCCAATGCCTGTCCTGAGCCCCTGCCCAAGACTTGAGATAAAGTCAGTCGCCATTTGGTTCAAGCTACCATAATCAGTGTCCACGTTATACGGTTGGTCAAACTTCAACGTGTCGTATGCAGACAGTCTTTTCGCTTGCTCCGCATCGATGTTGCCTTCACCAGTGTTAATCAAACCGGTTCCGATTTCGCTCAGTTGCGGACGCGCCAGATCGCCTTGACGATCAAGCTCCTTATACGCAGCAGTTGACCCTTGTTCGTTGATCAGACCACGTGAGAGCATGTTCTTGACGTACGTATCGGCCTCGCCACGTTGTTCGCCAAGGATCGACTCGATAAATGCATCATCTGACGTACCGGGCACCCAATCTTTGGGCATCTTCTTGTTGAATGCATCTTTAGCAGTATTCCTGTATGGGTTTTCGAGATCACCAAGCAATCGATCACCTAGTCCTGTGAAGTACGTATCGAAGTTGTCACCCTGCGTACCGGGGATGCCTGCAATGGTTGAGGCAATTCGTCCCTCGATCTGACTACCGTATTTTGCTGGGTCCAGTCCGTACTTGGTGAAGGCTTCATTAACGCCTGTACGTCCTTTGGCTGTCGCGGTGTCTAACAGAGCCTGACGTACTGCCTTTGGATCGACCGCAGGCGTCTGCCCTTCGACCGTGAACTGTTTGTTGCTCTCACCGGCTCCTGTAGTGAGTGCGGGCAATCCACCCGGTACGCCTTCGGTCATCAACGGACCATTCTCACCGGGCTTGAGAAAGCCCAGTTGTATAGCCTTCTCGACAGGTATCTCCCCAGTCGGGGGAATGCCCATCATTGCCAACCCAGCGATCATCCAACCGTCGGTGATCGTACCCGGCTGGAAGACTTGGTACATGCCCGGTGCGGCCATTTTACTGCCTCGTCACTGATGTTTCGTTCGCGGGCATGTGTGGCTTGTAGTAATAGATCGTACCAATCGGTTCGTAACCACCGTAGCGTTGCAGCAACTTGCCCAATTGGTCTTGTTTGTATCCACCTGTTTGAGTCGCACTGATTATCGTCGCGCCTCGGTCGATTGCCCAGTCACGATATGCGAACATGAGCTTGAGTACGTTCGGCAAGCTACGCCACTCAGGGTCAATGAACAGGAATATGTCGCCGGTCATCTTGTCATATGACAGTAACTGGGTCACACAGTATCCGCACACGCCACCAACGAGGGTCCCATCTGGTTTTGAAAGGACTCGACACATGAATTGGTCTTCACTGATGAGGCCTGCACGTAGGACTTGTTCTAACCGCTGTGCGTTGACTGTGATCCCAGCGTAATGCGGGAGTTTGGGGACTTCGACCATGACACGGCCACACAGACCCGGTATGTCACGCTCTTCGAATTTGCGGACAACAAGTTGTTGCCTGTTCGAACCAGTATTCATTGTTTGACTCAAACTCATCGCCTGAACCTTCCCTTGGAGAACAAATACCTAATCCCTGCGATGATCAGTGGCTCTTTGGCCGATCCGGTAATCTTGACTTTGACAGTCTTGAACTTGAGTGGGAAGCCGTACAATTGAGGATCGTTCGACTTGACACCGGCACCTGCATCGTTGCCTACATAGTTCGCGAATAATGCAGACGCGGCATTGAAATCTATGTATGCGTCGACACGGAATGGTGCAGTGCCTCGTGAGTCAATAGACATGAAACGTAACTGTTTCACTCGCATCGGTGTGCGCCCATCCACCCATGGCAACTCCATAAGGAAGTTGATAGCAGTTCCTGTATTGGGGTCTGTCGTCGTCTGGAGATCGGCATGAAATTCTTCGTTCGGGAAGATATCATTACCTAACTGATAGACAGTTGTTCTCGCATTGACGTGTCCTGCAACGTAAACACGTCCTAAGAATGACTTGCAACCGCACACCATTCGAAGGCCTGTACCTTCGTAACGTGTCCACGATGAGTACTTCAGTTGTTCCTGTGATTGAAACACATACGTTGTTCCAACTGAGTCATTGGTAAACATATATGTGCAGTGATCTATTGGATTAAACACCATGAACGGTGCCATTGTAAGCACTGTTGGCAAGTCTTCGCGCCATGCAGGTTCTATGAGTTCGCTCAGGAACTTACTGTCAATGTTACCAGAGAACAGATTACGCTTTGCGCTTGCCATGCCATCGTAACCGGCGAAGCGCAGATCATTCTCGACTGTAACAATGCAGCGATGATTGATCAGTCCGAACTGTGGCATTTCATCGATGAACTCGGGAATGTGCTTAGGAGGGTCTGAGGCATCGAATACACCGAGCTTCACAATCAATGACGCACCACGGAAGAACACAATAAGAAACTGTCTGTATCCAGCGAGACCTAAAATCAACGGCGCACCAGATGGAGCATACGCACCAACATCGATACTAATCGCGTTGTTTGGCGCTCCGTCTCCCGGGAACGTACCCGATGTGCCTTTTGAGCTGATGTACACAGTTGTTGGATAACCAGAGATGCCACCAACACAATGGAAGTTGGCTGCGATACAACCGTACTTACCAATCGGTACGTTGAATACACTTCCAGATGCTGGATCGGTTAGGAATTTAAACACATACGATGCATTCATAATCAATGGCTTGTCGATGCCATTATGAATGATTAGATACTCTTTCCAATGAACGAAATCAACTTGACTCGTTGCGCTCCAACCCGTCGATGGCGGGTCAGGAGGTGTTACTGGCAACGCACCTGCGATTGTAGGGTTCCAAACAGCAACGACTGCACCGGCACTATCGATTGTTGCGATTTGACCAGTCGACGACACAACAACGAGCCTGTTGTTGAAATACTCCATGTCGATGATGTTGCCAGTGATTGCAGGAGAGACATTTGCAAACACTTTCGATCCAAAGCGTAACTTCTGTGCTCCTGATGGCGTGCGACGGAAGTTGACCAAATCCGGTTGGTACTTGGCCTCCATATTGGTGTCTTCGTCGATGACATTCCAGCCGCCGCCGAAGCCCCGAAGAGTGATCTCTTCGAGGCGGCTCTTAGGTTGTTTCTGAGGCTTAGTGAGGAATAAAGACACGTTCATTGTTTGACTCACACACCTTGCAACCGATCAATGCGGATTGACGAACCAGTTGTTAGGCACCGATGTGCGCTCAGCGAAGGCCGTCTTCTGGTTAGCGAGTGAGTTCATTATATCCCGGTACTTACTGTCCATCATTGCTTGGACGTCTTGTTTAGCCTGAGGGTTCAAGTCGTCACCAGACAAGGCAACGAAGGCGGTTCCGAATGCGAGGAGATCACGATCTAAGTACACAGTCGTCGATTGTTGCCAATCCGTGCCAACTGGGAGAGGATGCACCCGTGCTCGGATGTTCATAATCCCAGTCGCCGTGATCGGATAGATTTGCAGCTTCTTGCCTGCGTAGTTCGGATCTGTCACAGGTAAGCTCGTCCAAAACAGCGCGGTCGTCCCTGTCGCACCAACAGGGTTCATGTCTTCCGGCAGTGTTGGTAGTCCTTTGCTTTGCTTGTCACGATGCACAGCCAAGAAGTCATCGAAGTCCAACACCTGTGTGAACGGGGATGTCATAAACGTCCCAGTCGTACCGTCAAGAGTCACCGTTTGCCACGGAGAGTATTGCTTCCACCAGTGCTTCTTGAACAGCATATTAAATGCGCGCCCCGCATCTTTGACCATGCGGGGCTCGCTGTAGAGTTGTGTGCCTACTCCGGTAACCTCGCCCAAGATACCGAGCGCATCTTGGACGAGTTGCTGGATGGTGACGGACATGAGATCGTCCCTGTCCTATGCGTAATACTGTCTGATCCCGTGCAGTCCACCGTTACCGTTTGCATTGACCGAGGCGTCACCAATCATTGCGACGATGATCTCCTTGGTCCCATCGAGCGCAATTGTTGGGTTGTACGTACCACGCGGATCACCCGAAGCAGACGTTGCCGGATCAGTCGTGACACCCGGTACGAACTGCGCCGCGACGGCGACCATGACGCCGCCTTCGCGTGCCCACGTGACGTCACCACGGTAGGGGAGGCCGAGTGCGTCACCTGACGTGATAGACCACGTAACGGCATTGGTCGACACCGTGACCACGCGTGCGCTGACGATGCGTTTGAACGCCTTCAACCCAACGATGGGCGTAGACGAACCGTTCACACCACCGACACGCTGGAGGATCGGCTGTCCGAGATAGTCGAACCCTCTCCAGTCGATCTGACCGCCTGCCGAGCCCGGATCGCCGGACGGTGTGAAGATCAAAGTCCTACCGTACGGCTCTGGGACGATGAGATCAACTGCCGTCACCGTACCGATTGCTGCGTTGGCAATGATACCGGCCTTGAGCACGGCATTCGCAGCAGGGGCACCGAGAGAGAACTGCTGCGGCTGCGTGTGGTTGATAGCATTCGAGTACTGCATAGCCGGGACGTACGCATTGATGCCCGGCTCGAATTGTTTACGATCGCGAAACATTCACATCTCCTGTGTTGTGTGAGTCACTGTGTTTGAGTCACTGACCGATTACGCAACCGGTGTGAGTCACTGTGTTTGAGTCAAACAACGGCTTCGGCTTCGTTCAACCGGAACCCACCTTTGCCCATCTGCTCGGGCATGATGACAGTACCAGTTTTCGCAGTGGCCAATCGGATCACTTGATCCTCCATTGAACGCCACGCGCCTTTGCGAGTGATGTCATCTTGAGCCGAGAGCATGCGGCCGATTGGACTGTTAGGATCGCTCAGCCCTTGCATGTTGATGATCGGAGCCTCACCTTCACGCAGGTTGTAGTGAGCTAATGCGTCCTTGTCCTTGAGCCTCACAACATGCCCACGCGGGAAGTACACGATGTACCCCGCGTCTTCCTCGACCATGACGGTTTGGAGCCCCTTCCCGGCTTCGTACCGGTTCTGCTCACGTTTCACCGTCCCTTTCAGATGGATCACCACATAGGCGAGCCTAGCACCGGTCCTATTGCGTACCATAGAGATATCGGACATTTTGACCTCAGTTCGTCAGGTACGCATGGGTCCTGTATTGACGCCACGTACACAGTTGACCTTCCCACACGACACGGCGGCCGATGGCATCCATGTCCCACGGAGCGACGAGCTTCTTGACCTTCATGTTCACACCCTTGAGAACATGGAGGGTCAGATATTCTTCGTTGACGAAGTAGCAGACGTTGGCGGGGAGCTTCTCGTCGAACAGGAGAGGGACGCCGTTGTGTGTGGTTCCCACGATACCAAGATTGACCAACGCTTTGCCGGTGCCGGTAGCATTGAGGGCGATCTGCTGCTTGTCTCGGGCTGCGGCTTTGTGCATCCGGTAGATGTTGCGTCCTGCGAAGATGACGGTGGGCTTGGGCGACGCTTGTCCATCCGACTTACGATTGAGATCAAGCTCGATGATGTCATCGAAGGCTTCCTCTATGTTCTCCGGCGTGAGCGTGCCAGCGAAATTGTAAGAAGAGGAGCGCCACTGTGCTTCTGACGCAAGGCTAATGCCACCGACAGAGCCAGTTGTCGGGTCAGCAGGAATGAGGTTTCCAAGCCCGTTAGGATCAGTGCCTGTGCCAACAGAGGTGTGGTATGTGGCAAACTGACGACTGATCGACTCGTCCAGTGCCTTGATCTTACCTGTGATGATCTTGAAAATTTCTGCCCGTCCTTGGTTCTCATCATCCTCTTGGTCCGAGATGATCAAACTGCCGACGACGCGGGACATGAAGTACTCGACCGTGGTGAACTCGTTCGTCTGATCGACGGGCAGTTGATCGTAGTACTGCATCGACGTGACGTTGGGATTGAGTCCAACGATGAGCGGATTGGAGATCTGCGGACCACCGTCTTCAACGATGACGCGTTTTTTGGCATGGAGATATGCGCTCACGGTGCCCGAAATCGCGGAAGCCATGATCAGCTTCGCCCGACTCCGCGTCAGCATTGCGTGAACCACTGTATCGAGTGCGGCCATGTGGGTTCTCTGCTGCTGTGTTTGGGTCTGTTTGACTCAAACTGGTTACATCCCTGCTTCTGCCATCACACTGCGGGCGATCTGCTCGTAGGATTGATTGACATCGGCCATTCGACTGCCTTGTTGGACGGGCATGCGGCCACGTCCATTCGGGAATGCACCGCGTTGGCGGGTTCGGTCCCCAGACTGTCCTTCCCGTTGCTGACGTTGCACGAGGAACAGTTGCAGCTTCGCCCAAATCTCATTGAGCGACATCTGTGGGTGCCGCTGGAGGACGGCATCCAACACCGGAAGATACGTACGTGCATCCGGGTTCTGCGCAAAGAATTGAGCGACGTGTACCTTCGCGTCACCGAAGGCTCTCTGTTGTTGTGCTTGTTCTTGTTGTGCTCTCTGCTCCGCTTCGGTGCGCTGCCGAAGGGGTTGCATCTGCTGTTGAATTTCGCCTCGTAGCATGTCTGCTAGGGACTTCATATCGGCACCGCCGCTGAGTCCCAGCTCAGATAAATCTATACCATTTGCAGCGGCTCGGGTCAAGAGTTGCTTCAACGCCTGAATAGGGTTGGTCTTAGACATAGCCACAAGTTGCATGGCTTCGAGTTGTTCCTGAGGACTGATACCAAGCTTTTGCATCTGAGCGTTCTGCCCCTGAAGGGCTTCGAAACGGCCATAAACTTCCTTGCCGATTTCGACAGCGCGCTGTAAGCGGTTGGTCAGATCACTTACCTGAGCCTGAGCTTGGGCTTGGAAGGACTGGAGTTGACGCGATGCATTGGCCGCCTGTTGGTAGAAGCGAGCTTCCTTACCAGAACGCGCAACGATATTGCCTCGCGCATCGACAAGGTTGCCTTTGGCATCGGGTCGAACCTCAGCAGAAGACGGGATTGGTCCTCGCTGTGGCTGTTGTGCGGCGTCTTTGCGCTTGGGCTCACGTCCGAATTGGTCCTTTGAGCGACGTGCGGGCCTTTGACCTTCACCCATATCGACTTCGGAGTCTGCGGCAGTGAACCGGTTGTCCCCTGTTGCGCGTCCAAGGCCATCTCCTGAGTCACTGTCACTACTGTCTCCTTGATCCACACCAATATCATATCCTGCGTCGCCATCGCTCTCAGACACGCCAAGATCGTCTGCGGTAATGCCCAATGAGGCAGCTTTACCATTGCCTTCCATTGTACGGTCACTCATGTTGTTCTCCCTTGTTTGAGTCAAACAACTACGCGACAGGTCGTGCTGCGTCTGCCGGTGGCTGTTGTGCTACGTTACTTGCGGGTGCGCCTTGTGGTGGTGCGGCTTGTGGTGGTGTAGCACCCTGTGCACCACCTCCACCCTGCGGCGCCGCATTCATCTTCTGTGCCTCTTGGATAGCGTATTCGATGATCTGCTTGGCAGGCACACCCTTCTCACGCATCTGCATGATGCGCTGTTTCACTTCATCAGGTAACGCCTGTAAGATTTTCGCAACGTCTAGACCCTGACCCTGTGCTGCGGCAGGGTCTGCTTGTCCCGGTTGACCACCTTCCGCACCTCCCACCTGCTGACCCGTGCTCACACCCTGCTGCATGGTCGCACTGATCTCCTTACGCATCAGATCGAACTGTTCAGGCTTGATCGTGATGTCAGTGAATGCCTTCTGGAACAGATCGAGCATGATCCATAGCGTCGAACCCGGAGCAGCCTGTGCAAATTGTCCAATAGCCTGAGCAGCTTGGATAGCCTCTCGTTTTTTGAATACGCTATTCGGCTTCTCCATCGAACCCGCGACGAGCATGAGCGTGTACTGCGAGGCGAATATCTCAAGGGGCATCTCCTTCCACGCCTGCGCCTTGGAGTTACCGATGAGCCCAGTTACCTCCTCTTGTCCCATGTACTGAACGCACATCTCGGCCAATGACACGGCGAGATCGGCAATGGTGTCCTCGATAACGTCTACCTTGGCACCAATGCTCAGTCGCATGCTCTCTTGGTAGCTTTCGACCGCACTCTCATTCGTGTAGGCTTTGAATTGCACTCCGCGCAGAGCATCGTTCGTGTTTGTGATCCGATCCATCGACTGTTTGATCGGATCTTTGGCGAATAAGGCCTCGTAATCGATAGCGGGAGGCTTAACGGACTCAATCAGGTCTGTAATCTTGTGCTCACCGGCTTTGATAGCCAAAAAGTGCTCACCATCGTCCGAAGGGCTCATCAACGCCTTCAAAAACTTCTCCGCGTCGTCTTTGTTGATCTTGGAGGAGTTGTAGTAGAAGTAATTGAAGATCGTACGCCTGATTTTGGCCACCTGACGATTGATTTGATTGATTTCATCCTGTTGATCAAGAATGTACGCAGTTTCCCCAACACTGACTGATCCTCCTGTGCTGAAACCGTATCCGATAATGAAGTACGGGTAAAAACGGGTGATATTGACCAATGAACGTGCGTCCCACACCCATACAGGCCACGTCCAATCATCTCCAGCGAACAGCATTACGCGACCTGCGGCTTTGTCCCACACGTAGAAGCATTCAGTGTAGTACATTTCAATATAGGCCGTTCTCTCGTCCTCTGTGTGGGCAGTTACCAATTGATTTGACTCAATCGCCTTCATCACGATGCCAAGGCCTTCGTCGCGTTCACCTTCGCCACCAGTGAATACGGCTTTGTGAGTGGGCTTATAGACCAAAACACGTGCATCTGAGGCATTTCCCTCAGAGTCAGGGTCAGGTTTCGTGAACTGAGCGTTGAGGTAATTAGTCGCCAGCATCGTCCGTTCGATCATCCACTCCGAGTCCATGCCGTCTTGCTGTTCGGCATTCGGATCGATGATCAGGTTCTGCGGTAGTATGTTGGACAGGCCCGGACCAGAGGGTTTACGCACTTCCATATTTTGCTCTAGAGCCTCTAATTGACCATAGAGCATATCCAGTTCTTCTTGTTTCTTCGTTCGAGCCATCGACTCCATGATCCGGGCCATCTCTTGCTGCGCCATCTCACGGCTGTCGTCCTTGCGCGTCCATTCGAGCTTAAGGACGCCAAAGTTCGTGAGTAGCGCAAAACCAGCGGCGCGTTTGATCTTCTGTTTCGCACCCAATTTGTCCTTGCGACGCATAAGCGTGTTGATAACGTCCTGCAATGCGTTACAGAACGGCTCGTCTTCCTGATCGGTTGTGGAACACGTGAAATGTGGGTCTTTGCTGTACGTAGCAGGCAACATGACGTTCAGGTTCGAATAGATCATGTTCTCCGTGCTGTCGCCACGCTTGAAAGTACCCATCACGGTCTGTTGGGTCTTGGTCTGATGGTTGTTGTAATAGCGAAATACTTCATCCCACACGAGGTGGATTTGTTCATATGTAGCAATGGCTGAGTCGTATTTCTTCTTCCACGCAGGACCGACGGTCTTGCCGACAACGATCTTGGAGTCCTCGTAAATGCGAAATAAGGGCTGAGGCCCCTCGGGTTGTTCTGGCGTCTCGGATTGTGGATCGAATACGTCGGTGTCGTCGAGAGGGTCTTCGGTGAGATTGTCAGACATCTGTTTGACTCACACAGTTAGAATGCATTGCGAAGTTGATTGTCTTCAACTTCTCGCCATTTCATCCAAGGCTTCTGATCGATGGGTATCGGTGGTTTGATCTCACTCGGCTGCGGCAAGAATGCTAGCATATATTTCAGTGTGTTCATAGCATGATCGTTGTGTTCCTGAGGCACCTCAGCCAATCGACCTTGACTGTCACGCTTCCAGTAATAGTTTGCGATTTCGTCCTGAAACCACGACAGATCATCGACAACGTACAGCATTGGACCGGCGAGGCGATCATCCTGTGTCAGATGTGGAACGTTAAACCTATCTGCAAGGTACGCATTCACCTTAGCAATCCCAGGCATGACATCATTAGAAGCAGGACGAATATCAAGACCATCACCTTCAAGGAGGTTAGCAATGGTCTCGCCCGTCTCTCCATGATGTTTGACGACCTGTTGCTTATAAATGGAAGGGTCAGCATTGATAGGATCATCACAACGCAAACGACCACCAAAGCTAGACAGGTATCGTCCACGGATCATCTCGATTTCGTTCTTGTGTTCGGTATAGTTGAGGTTCGGCTTGTAGAACCCATCGATTACGATCACACGACCGAGATCGTCGATGAAACCCAGCATGTACACAGTAGGGGCACTGAGTCCAAAATCATAACCCTCGACTAACCTGACACGGACATGTCGAATGATACAATCGTTCAGATGGTCAAGAGCTTCCTGTCTCGTTAGACCATGTACACGGATATCGAATATACCGTGTACGAGTCCTTCGAAGGCGGCCCAACCTCCCATAAGGAAGCGTTCCCGCATCTGACCGTGATACATAGCTTCGAGGGTTGCGATATAATCGGGGGCCAGATTGTCCTTATTAGTGTACGTGGAGCCTTCCCATAGGTCCAAGATGCATTCACCGGAAATCGGGTCCACTGGGAGATTGGGCGTCTTGATACCACGATCCCTCCAGATCATGAACGGGTGTATCAGTTCCTTGAACACCCAGTTCGCCGTAGGGTTGCAAGTCAACATCATCCAGCGCGGGCCTGTGTTTGGCATCGTAGGGTCGTCTTCGCCAACCGGACGATATGGCGTGTCGCCACGAAGGCGGCCCAACAGATCAAGTATATCCTTATGCGTAATCTCGGGGTCTTCGACTTGGTCAATGCCAAGCCAATCATACGATGCGCTGAGCAGGTTGGACGTCGTTTGGCCATCTGACTGCTGCCTACCACGTTGATTGATGTACCTGAAGTCTACCTTTGATCCGTTTTTGAAGACGCAGGTGTTTTCGTCTTTGGTGGGCATACGTTCGATCCAGTCGCTTGGGCACCAGTCGAAGAAGACGCGTTGAAGCGTGCCGCGAAGCTTAGGATATGTCGCACGACCCAGGAGGCCAACACTACCCGGATAGTCAGATACCAATTGTAGGGCTTTGATAGCCAACGCAGTAGTTTTGCCATTACCAAAGCCTCCACCCATCACTTGGACCTTGTGACGGGACTTATTGAACCCGTATTGGATCGACGGCTCACGTAAGTTGTAGACGCTTGTCATTTGTTTGACTCAAACTGTTTACAGTCTTTGACCATTTGTGCAATCAACGTATCGCGACGAACACCAGCCTCAGCAATTGATTGTAGCGTCCACGTACTGGCTCCTATGAAAAGGACATTAATGACGATTATAACCAAGGCGAACGGATGATCGCGTAGGGTGTGGATGACATCCTCAACGATCTTGACCACGTTTGTAACTCCTCAACACCCCTTGCAGATCGACGGCGGTGGTGGTGGGTACGGAGGCAAAGGGCCTACTTGACTCTCACCGGAGCGAGGGAACGTGAAGATTGCCTCCCGCTAGCAAGGTGAGGCCTGCAATCACGATCAGGATCAACACAACGATGTAGATACCACGTTTGATGTTCTCAGGCACCACCAAACCAAAGTTGGCGAGCGCATAGAACACAAGCCACAGCACACCAAGTAGAACGAGTATCCCGATCAACAACCACAGGATTTGAATGGCGAGTGAGATCATTTTGGTTCTCCTCTGTTTGACTCAAACTCAGGAGCAATGTCCGCTTGTGCTTCGAGCATCGCAACGAACGCATCAGTCATGACTTCAAGCTGCACCATAAGTTGTGCGAACCTCGGAGGCGAGAACTCATTCGGCATGGTGTGAATTGTGTCACGAACCGACTTGGCAGTGATCAATGCGGCTTCGATCCCTGCCGTGATGCGTGCATTGGCATCGGGGATCGGGAGAGGTGGTGGAAGGGATGGAGGTGCAGGATCAGGTGTATTAGGTACAGCTAACCATGCTTCATATTCAATACGATCACGATTGGCCGGATCGTTCGGGATGGATGCGTGATCCGCAGTGCGAATGACGACATCGGTTGCGGTGAGTTGATAATCTGCCATCACAACCTCGCGTCTGCTGTCCAGTGAAAATATAGCGTACTGGCACTTGTTGTATCTTGCGTTCCTCCCGTAAAGCCAGCTTCGCCCGCATCTTGAACTTCACCTAGTTTTCCGTTGGCTTGTTTATACACCTTCCCCGCTGCGCCGACAGCATCATACAAGACGAGTGTTGGTGTTGTGCGCATTCGTGTTTTAAAATAAACTGGAGTAAACAGCCCGAAGATGGTGGCGTCTCCGACTATAAGTCTGGACGCTCCATCTTGTGGTGTAGATCCCGGTGCGTTGCCGTAATTATAACTCTTCTGCCAATACCTTTGACACATCACCAACTCCTGATCAAACGGACGCATGATCAGCGGTGATTGTGCTGCGGTGGGAGCTTGTGTGCCGGGGAGAAAACACACACCTGTAATGCGGAACACATCTGATGTTGCAGCTAAACCGTTAACTTGTCCAACAAGTCCAGTATAATTTACGTTATGCCAAACACCAGCAGTCGGAGCAAGTGTAGTTGGCCCCGACCCCATAACGAACATGAACGAACCCCACGACAAATTCGGCGCGGTTCCCCACACACCATCCGTACAGCCGGGAATAGTTACTGAATTGTATTGCCACACATTCGATGCGGCTTGCGTATACGAGAATACACACGAACGATCTGTCGCAGCATTACGTACTGCTCCACTGTACAATCCAGTTCTGTTATGACATGACCAAAAACACAGTGTTACAGGTTGCGCATTAGGCGTGCCCCACCTCAACCTCTCTGCACGGTAACGCTCAATGTGCTGATTGAATTGTACTCTCTCCGCTCCAGATAATGATGCTTGCGCTGTTGTTACTCCAAGTGAAATACAACGGTCGAATTGCTTGTTGTTTGTTGGCACTGTAAGCGAGTCAATCTTATAATCTACTAAGGCTGTCGCTGTGTTATTGAAGAATATGAAACCGTCTGCGACACGCGCGTTTAGTAATGATGAACTAACGTCATATCCAAATTCTTGCCCAACATCTATCGACCCGTTGAATTGCATCCCGTTATACGCCATCGCATCGAGAAGTGCAGCAGGAACGCCGTTGAGTAGCACCTGACCTGTTGAACGCACAATACGAAATGCCTCACCAATACCAGAACCATCATCATTATAACGAGAGATATTAAAATCTGATCCTGCATTGTTACCTGTCTCAGCATCACTAGTACCCAAACCCATAACCCAACGATTGAGTGTGCCAACTCGACCTGAAATGGTAGATTCCACACCTGATGCTGGCCTGACTAATCGGAAGCGTACATCACCAGCAGCAGGTTGTATATGAACAGGTGCTGCAACATTCAACTGCCCCGTCATGGTGTCGCCAGCTTTAGCAACCTTCAACGCATCTTGTGCATCTGTATATACCTTCGTTGCATAATCCTCACCGATGCCGCCTTTACGGACCCAACCCTGTCCGTTCCACACATACACCGCACCGCCAGAGGTGAACTCTTGACCAACGGCAGGCCCTAACGGGAAATCGTATGCCATATCAATGCACTCCCGGTCGAGTTTCGCCTGTTTGACTCAAACGGTCTTCAAGGTCTTTGACCCGAGAGCGTAACGCTTTCAACTCCTGCAATAAGACTGGTACGTATTTGGAATAGTCGATGCCCCACCATTCGTCACGGGCAGGACCGGCTTCGCTCTTGCCTACCTTACCAGTGTGCGTGACGGCCTGCGGATATACGTCGTATGCCTGCTGAGCGATCACACCATACGCGCGCTCCTTGGTGGACTTCCACGCGAAGTCATACACATTCGTGTTGTCGATGATGTTGCCTGCGTCGAATGATTTGAGGTCTTCTTTGAGGGCTGCGTCGGAGGAGGTGTTGTAAATAGTCGTTGTTGATGTACAACTAAGTCCACCGATAAGCACACCTGATCTACTACATGGCATCAACCAGCCATCACTGTTCCTATTTATATTTATTGGCTGTCCATTGGCACAACTTAAAAACATCGTGTTAGAAGCAGTCGATATACCAACGTCTGTGTTAACATTTCCGGGTGCCGTGCCTGCTGTTGTTCGAATGCCAATCTCCGTACCAATATTAACAGCACCACCAACCCCCAAGCCCCCAAATACAGTCAACGCACCTGTTGTTGAGGAGGTGGAAGGTAGTGTGCTTGTTGCCAACACGCGACCATTTAAAGCAATGTCACCGGCACCTCTGGTTATTTGTACTATTGCATTTATTGCAACACCAGCATCGTTGTATCTATTGATAGAGAAGTCGGAGCCAATGTCGCCTCCTGTTTCAGCGAGAGCACTTCCTAAAACAATCGACCAACGGGCTAATCCATTCTTCCTACCGAAGATTTCTGCTCTGCTAGCATCAGATTTGTCTAAGTTGATTGTTGGCGTAGACTTAACAACCGTCACATCACCAGCGGCATTGATCGCACCACCAACACCTAATCCACCAGCTACAGTTAATGCGCCGGTAGTTGGTGAGGTGGAGGGAATACCCAGACCCAAACTAACACGACCTGATGTTCTAAAAATTGTAAGCGGCGCAACACCCTCTGCATCAATGTTCAAGCCATCATCACCGTAACGAACAAACTCTAACTGCCCTCCACCATTGCCACCAGTTTCTGCACTGTTAGGACTTAATCGCATCGCCCATCGCGGTGAGTTTGCTGTGTATAAATTCACGCCAGCAGAAATGCCTAATGCTCCACTCGGCCTTTGTACTTTAAGAGCCGCACTTACAGCAGACGGAGCAATCGTCAAATCACCCGTCATCGTATCGCCGGTCTTCTGTATAAAGTTCCCGTACGCTGAGGCCCCTCCGACCTCAACCCATTGTACAGACGTACCGTCGTTGTAATACATCCACAATATACCGGTGTCCGACTCCCACCACAATATGCCTTGGATCGGACCGGCCGGTGGCGTGTCGGCAATCTTGACCGCGCCTGTATTGGTCGCAGCAATCGCCTCGACGAACTGTCTAGTCGCAGCGTGGAGTGGCAGTTGTGGATTATCATTCAGGGTCAGGAACCCTGTCATGGTGTCTCCTGCACGGAGCACACGATCACTAATCGCCGGGACGAGGAGGTCGACGTATTGTTTCGTCGCCGCGTGCATGTTCTGCGTTGGCGTCGCGTGGAGAAACAGAAAACCGGACATATTATCTCCGGCCTTGAGCACGCGAAGATTATCGGCTGCACTTGTCGTACTATCGACGTACGCTTTGGTCGCAGCGTGTAACGGGTTCGTAATAGCAATACCCGGCAAAGTTAAAAGGCCGGTCATTGTATCACCGGCCTTCGCAACGTATCCTGTAGTTACGCCGCTGAGTGTTGCATCCACATACGCCTTCGATGCAGCATCTGTTGGGTTCACGGGTGGGCTGACCAAGGTCAACTGCCCCAACATATTACGCGAGCCATCACGGACAACGTAGTCAGTCTCGACATACACGAATGGATCGGTCGAGGCTGCGAAGCTCTGCATAAAACGCGGGCGGCCGATCCTGTGGCGCATTGACTTCTCCCATAACCGTTGTATGACAGCTCTGTTTGACTCAAACTAGAACGATGTCAACGCAACCCACACATCATTGGTCACGCCCATTGCCTTCCACAACACGTTGTTCGTTGTATCCATCACGATCTCGCCCGCGTACTGCGGTGCCAGCGTACCGTTCGGCTCACCTGCCATACGCCGGTTCCATGTCGTCCACGGATAATCCAATTGCGTCACACCAGCCCGATCAGGGACGATTGCCATAGCACTATCCTTATGGTTGTATCGCCTATATAGATATCGAACAACTGGGTGGGGTGAGGGGCTTGTTGGGGGGATCCACCCAGCTATCCGATCCGTGTTGTACCGGGTCAGGCCAACACAAATTACTTGGTCTCATCCTTAGATGCGGGCTCAAGTGCCTCAGCAGGCTGTGTCTCAGGTGTCGGAGTGGCGACGCACTCCTCACCGTCCTTGCTGAGCCTAACACCCGAGTCAACAAGGGCCTGAGCCTGCGCATCACTCAGATGCACCATCATTTCTTCTCCAGCCGGGACGTCAGGCTTCGGGTAGTAGATCCCGTCAATGATAGTTCCTGGGTCCAAGACTTCGTACCCTTCGGCCTGTGCAGAATAATCACGTTTGGTATCGGTATCTGGCGTGTCAACGTCGTCGTCCCGAGGATCATCTTCTGCGCTGGCGTATCCTTTGGTTCGTTTTGCCACTGTCCTGTCTCCTCTGCCTCGTTGTTTGACTCACACATCTATGTTACTCACATCAATCGTTGCGTCCCCCTTGATGATAGAGATACGCAAGCTCGTGGTCTTCCCCTTCTCACGCTCACTCTGGTCGGCAGCTTTCGTCCCCGCACGATCCAGTATGTCTCTATTCGCCGCCAATCGTACATCATCACGCTTCGCCGTCGCCGCGATCTTCACCACATTCGTCAACGCACCGTGAGCGTAACCGGCGATACGTGCCTGCAACGATGCACTGTTCGCGTTGATCAACTCCTTGTAACACGCGTTGAAACAATCCACGTACACGTCGTGACTACGTGCCTTAAGTAGTTGCTCATCCGATATCTTCAAGACCTCGAGGATCTCACGGTCACTGATACCAAGCATGGTCATGGTTAGTATCGCTGAACACGCAATCACCATGCGTGGCTCAGCCGCAAGGTCCTCCATATTGCGTGTGCGTATAGGACGAAAATCCTTTGGCTCAACGTCAATAGGAATGGGATCGGTGAGACCCAGATCGGATAAGCTATCCGGCTGAATGATCCTGCCATCTGACAAGACCAATGGATCGCCCGGGTTCGGCAACAACGGTGTTC